TATATCTTTGCCCCAGTTGAAGGCGTTTGATGCCAGGTTCTTAAAGACATCACCGATACTTCCAAGCTTATTCTTCAGTCCGCTCACAAGGTTCTCGAACATGCTGTGCAAGCCGGATGAGATATTGCTGATCCCGTTCGATACAGTACTTTTGATGTTCGAGAGGGCATTGCTCACGGCTGAACCGATATTCTGGAGTCCACTTGCTGCCTTATCCTTCATGGCAGACAGGTTGTTTGTGAAAGTCTCCGCAACATTCGATATGGTCGAGGAGAATTTCTCCTTCATATCTACTGCGATGGATACAACCTTGTCCTTGATATTCCCCCAAAGGCTCTCGGTGTTGCTCTTTATGTTATTCCATCCGTCCACAACCTTATCTTTCATTGTGGCCATTGCCGAGGAAGTCGTATCCGTAAGGTTATGCCAAGTGCTTACCACATTATCCTTGATATGTGATGCAGTACTCGTCACGGTATCCTTTATGCTGCTCCAAATGCTCGAGGAAGTGGATTTGAGTCCGTTCCATGCATTGGAAATCGTATCCTTCACGGAACTTGCAGCACTTGATACCGAACTCTTGATGTTCTCCCATGCGGAAGAAACACCATCCTTTATCGCATTCCATGTATTTGTGGAAGAAGTCTTGATATTCTCCCAAGCCGTGGACACTCCGTTCTTCACATGCTCCCACCCGGAAGATGCGGCACTCTTGATGCCCCCCCAAGCCGAACCGACCGCTCCCTTTATGCCTTCCCAGGCAGATGAAGTGGCAGACTTGATGCCCTCCCAAGCGGATGTCACACCATTTTTGATATGCTCCCACCCTGCAGATGCAACACTCTTTATACCGTCCCAAATGCCGGAGAAGAAAGACTTGATCCCTTCCCAAATGCTCACAAATACGTTCTTTATGCCATTTAAAAAGGAATCCCACGCATTTCGGAATCCCTCACAGTTGTCATATATTAATTTGAACGCTCCGGCTATCGGATTGACCAGGAAAAGCAGGAGCCCAGCCCAGTTATCCTTGATGAAATTGAACACCCCAGAGAATACTGTTTTTATACCCTCCCAGATCTGACAGAAGAAATCTTTTATTCCGTTCCACAGATTTATCCAGAACTCACGGAAGGCATCGCACTTATTCCAAAGGATGACAAATGCGGCCACCACCGCTGCTATCGCTACCGCTATAAGCACATAGGGGTTCATGCTCATCACGACATTAAGGGCAGTCTGTGCAATCGTGACAAGGTCGATGATGGATGCAAGCTTTGAAAGGACTGTCATGATAGTTCCGATCGCGGTTATAGTTTTTCCTACAACTATCAAAACGGGGCCGACAGCCGCAGCCACAAGAGCGATCTTTACGATCATCTCCTTCGTTCCCTCATCGAGTCCGTTGAACTTATCGATAAGGTTCTGAAGGAAAGTCACAAAATCCCGGATGACGGGCATAAGGATCTCACCAAAAGAAATGGCAAGTTCCTGTAACTGGGATTTTAAGATGGTAAGCTGTCCGCCAAGGTTATCCTGCATGACTGCTGCCATCTTCTCCGCAGTTCCATTGTATCCGTCAATAGAATTAGAACAGGTGCTTATCGCACTCTCAAGTTTCTGTATATCTGCAGGTGCAGCATTCATGAGGGCAAGGAAACCACTCATGGCTGTTTTTCCGACAAGCGTCTCGGCCGTTGATGCCTGCTCCGATTCGGACAGCTTTCCGAATGCAGCACGGCAGTCCGCAAGGATGTCATTAAGGCTCCTCATGGATCCGTCCGCATTGGATGTCTGTATCGTCACATCGCCAAGGGCATCTCCGTGTATCTTAATCTCACCATTCAACTCCGTCATGATCTTACGGAGTGTTGTTCCTGCCTGTGAGGACTTGATTCCGGCATTGGCCATCAGACCTATTGCCTCTGCGGTGTCCTCTGCCGAATAACCCATTGCACCAGCAATGGGAGCGACATACTTAAAGGTCTCACCCATCATCGACACATTTGTATTTGCATTTGAGGATGCTGCGGCAAGGATATCAGCAAAGTGTCCGCTGTCTCCTGCCTGGAGTCCGAATGCTGTCAGAGCGTCCGTAACGATATCGGATGTGGTAGCGAGGTCTTCGCCCGATGCGGCCGCAAGGTTCATGATGCCCTCGATACCGTTGAGCATATCCCCCGTCTTCCAACCAGCCATCGCCATGTAATTCATGGCCTCGGCGGCCTCGGATGCAGAGAACTTCGTCTTTGCCCCCATCTCACGTGCCTTATCACGGAGAGCCTCGAAATCATCACCTGTTGCTCCCGACACAGCTGCAACTTGGCTCATTGCAGTATCGAAGTCTGCTGCGGTCTTCACGGCTGCTGCCCCGAGTCCCACAACAGGAGCGGTCACGGTTCTGGTAAGAGTGGAACCGGCATCGGAAATCTTACCACCGAGTTCTTTCATCTTCTCACCCGTGGCAGCTATCTTTGCGATAGCGACCTCGGACTTTGATGCCTGTTCCTCAAGCCCTTTCAGTTTCTGCTCGGTCTCAACAATCTCCCTCTGAAGGGCATCATACTGCTGCTGTGATATCTCACCATTGGCAAGTTTCTCATTTGCCTGCTCCGCTGCAGTCTTTAATGCCTCCAGTTTTTCCTTGGTCTCGGCAATCGCATCCCGGAGGAGCCTGTGCTTTTGTGCAAGCAGGTCAGTATTACCGGGGTCAAGCTTAAGAAGATGGTTCACATCCTTAAGCTGCTGTTGCGTGGATCGTATCTCCGAGTTCACACTCTTTAAGGCAGTGGAGAGTTTTGTAGTATCACCACCGATCTCAACGGTGATTCCCGCTATTCTGTTTGCCATATGATCTCCACCTCCTTAAAGGCATGAAAAAAGCACCTGCCCGAAGGTAGATGCTTGAAAAAAAATGTTCTTATGAGAGTGCGTCCGTAACTTTCTTTTTTATCAATTCGGGAGTTATATCCTCCCAATAATTCACATATATGAGTTTCACACCATTTTCTTTACTCTTTTTTGCTTTCAACTTATCTCGTTCCTGTTGTTTCTTGAAGTTTTCACCGCCTCCAAAATAATCAACAGGCTCAAAATGTTGTTTTCCTTGATACTCTATAGCAACTTTAAGACCACAGATGTATATGTCATATGACATATTTCCCTTGTCTGTTGTGAGGAAGAACGGCTTGTATTGATAAATCACCTGGTAGTCTTTATACAATTTTCTTGTAATATTATAGACGAGTTCTTCGCTCTTCCACCTATTAAGAGGCTTGCTGTATGTACCAAACTCTGCATCTTTGTATCCACCCTTATATGCAGACTTTAGGATTTCATCCTCTACACCGTATACATCAAGGTCATTCTTTATCTGCCTATCTTCATAAAAATATGAGAACTTGTTTTCCAGCCTCCACCGTTTCTTCTCACCTTTCCAGGATAGAAATGCCTGTACAAATTTCTGGTTCATATTAAATTGAAGGCAGCTTGCGCCGTTCAGTTCAAGTGTCCGAGAGTTCTTCTCCTCCAGTTCCTTACACAACTTTAATATAAAAGAATGAACCTTTCCTTTCGTATCTCCGATGCCATAAACAGTTTTTCCTTTAACATCCTCAATTTTCAGTATCACAAAATGATGTGTCTCACCGGGATACTCCTCATATCTTTTAAGAAGATTAAGCTTAGGAAGGCTTTTGTTTACAACATCAAAATTATCAATTTCCTCACGATAATAATGCAGACCATGAAAAGGATAAAAGTCGATTCCTATGGATTCCATTTCAAACCTGCGCCTAAAATCAGCAAAATTAAACTTGAACAGGTCGTTATGGGTCAGTTCTTGTATCATCAGATATGGATGATCCCAATCCCTAAAATGCTCATCCTCTTCTCTCGTCCAATACCAAGGCAACAGATGAAAATCAACGACCAAACTATCTTCTATAACTATTACAGTGTCATGCTCTGATACGGAGTGATAATCCACAGCCATGTTATGGGCGTATATATCGACATACTTTTTTATTGCGCTATTCATGGCAGCCCCTACATCATTCCGTGATATGTGAACAAGAGGTTCTTTTTCCTTAATCTGTTTTCTTGGTCTTTTTCGAGAGTTATACTTTTTCTTTATTTCATCTACAGTATACCTTCTGTATCCCCGATCAAGATTATTCTTGCA